ACGGTGCATAGGATGTGCATGAGCCGCATCTGTCTTTTCGTGTTCGCGTAGTTCTTTTTCTAAACCCGCAACTTTGCGAGCTTCTGCTTTCCATTCACGTTCGATAACGTAGTTTGAAGGTTCACGGTGTTTGGGCTTTTCAGCTTTAACAGAAAATTTGGTTGCCATTGGAAAAACTCCTATAATGTGTGTGCCGATTATGGCAAATTTTTCTTTGCAAAGGAAATTGAAAATGGGTTACCCAAATATGGAAAAAGAACCGAAGGGCGCTAAATCAAGCGACCGTACTGGTGAAAAGAAAATTCATGTGTCTAAAGTTGACCGTGAAGCCTACGAGCCTGGCGTGTCTGGCGAGAAAATGCCCAAGGGTGTTTTGTCTAGCGATACATCTGGCGAGCGCAAGGCTAAGATTGTTGGCGGCGTTGCTATGGGCAAGGCTGACAGCATCGGTTCACGCGATGGTTCACACATGGGTCGCGTTGATGGTCGTTGCGGCGAGATGAACACTGGTTCGTCTGAAAAAGTCGTGTACGATCACAAACGTAGCGATTATGGTAAGTAATGCGAAACCCCAAGAGTCAGTCGGGACTCAAGGGGCTTCTAGGCACAACAAAAAGAGGTTGTCATGCTTGGTGAACATTGTAAGTCTTGTATCTACTTCAAAGATACAGAAAGAGGCTCATTAGGAGTCTGTCGGCGTTTCCCAGCTCACCATAACAAAAGTCGTGAGGACTGGTGCGGTGAATTCAAAGCTGAAATGCTGGCGCTGCCTGTTGTAGATATGCAACGCAAGCCAGGTCGCCCAAAGAAAGAGGTACAGAATGTACAAGCCTCTGAAGGATAAAGTCATTGTTAAGCCTGAAAAGCGGTTTACATCTGAATCGCTGGATTTAAGCATAGTGGCTGGCGCGGAAACTACTGGATACATTACCGCCGTGGGTGATGATGCTGCGGCGCATGGCTTAAATGTGGGCGATAAAGTACACTTTGGCACGATTGCTGACACATATAAAGATGAGTATTTGAAATATCACGACTTCAAAGAAAACGGCGAACGCTATCTAGTGATGAGTTGGCAAGATATTTGCTTTGTGGAAGAAGCATGAACGAGGCATACAAGCTATTGTGGTTTCACGACTGCGCTGTAAAGCAAATGGAATGGCTGAAAGCGAACGGTGGCAGCTATGAGATGGTTGAATCGTTCAAAGAGTTTGTGAACAGTTACGCAACAAAGATCAAGGAAATCAAAGATGCCGTTAATCAAGAGCAAATCAGACAAAGCGTTCAAAGAGAACATCAAAGCGGAAGTGAAGGCGGGTAAACCTGTCAAGCAAGCCGTGGCAATTGCATACTCTGAAAAGCGGGAAGCTGCCAAAAAGCCTAAAAAGAAATAAAATCGGGTAAACCGAGGATTTCTATGCCAACATTAGCCGACTTGCTGCAACTTCAACAAAATGCCAACGCTTATGTTGGCTATCCGCAATTGCAGCGCCAAGCAGCAAGGATGCAGCAAGCGCAAGCTGGAAGAATTCCTGAAAACTTGCAAGACCCAAGAACTTATGGTTTTGTGCGGGGAATGTTGGGAAGTAGCCCTGATGATTTGGGAATGAGTGTAATGTCCCCAAATACAGCAAAAGCTAAAGAAGCTGCTTATTACGGCAATCAATTGTCTAATCTTGCTCAAATTGCGCCAGCCGCTGCGCCTGCGCTTAAGGGTTATGGAAAACTTGCTGGCGAAGCTATAAATGACGCTATGGTTTATGGTACAGGCCCATTAGCCAAAATAACACCACAATCCATGAAAATGGTTGAGGATACGGCTTATAAAGGTAGTCACGTTGCGCCAAATTGGAAAACTTACGGTGCGCCATTACATGATCTAACACAAATCATGCCAGCAGACGTTTATTCTCAATCTGGTAAAGAACTTTATGGTGTTGGTGATAGATTAACTGATTCTGAATGGCGAATTGCCGCCCTAAAAGCTAGAAACAAACCAGACGCAATGATTGACGTTTATCGTGCTGTACCGAAAGGCGTGAAAGACATTAATCATGGCGATTGGGTAACAACAAGCCCTAACTATGCTAAATGGCATGGTGAGAACGTCTTGGATGGTGATTACGATATTGTAAAAAAATCCGTAAAAGCCAAAACTCTTTCAACAGAAGGTTATCCGTATGAATTCGGATATCACGAAAATAATGACTGAAGTAAAACGCCCAGTAGGTAGACCAAGCCTGTTCAAAGAAGAATACTCTGATCAATTGATTGAGTATTTTGATATTGAGCCGTATGAGCGCAGACCTTTATTGGATGCTCAAGGTAATGAAAAAGGCTCAGAGATTGTTGCTGCCAAATTTCCTACATTGGCACGTTTTGCCATAAAAATAGGCGTGACAAGAGAGACGCTTCATGAATGGGCGACAGCCAAAAATGAGGATGGAGAACTAAAGCATCCTGATTTTTCTTACGCCTATAAAAGAGCAAAAGATTTTCAAGAGGCAATACTTGTTGAGGGCGCAATGGCTAACGCATTTCATGCCAATTTCAGCATCTTTACCGCTAAAAACGTATTGGGATGGCGAGACAAGATGGAGCAGGAAATTACAGGGGTGGATGGTGCTCCATTGCTGACAGGCATCCAAGTCACATTCGTCAAACCTAATGAGTGACGTAAAGACCGCCATTGCTAACGCACAGTTTCCAGCCAAGCTGGAGTGCTTATTCAACCCTAAGAATTCCCGCTATCGAGTGCTGTATGGTGGTCGTGGCGGCGCTAAGTCATGGGGGGTGGCTAGAGCATTGCTGATTAAAGGCGCTCAAGCACCATTGCGGATTCTTTGCGCTCGTGAGTTTCAGACTTCTATCAAAGATTCAGTCCACAAGCTGCTGTGCGACCAGATCGTTGATATGGGTTTGGCTGGCTTTTACGAGATTACCGAGAAGTCCATCAAAGGCAAAAACGGCACAGAGTTCTTTTTTGTTGGCCTACGGAACAACGTGGTTAACGTCAAATCCATTGAGGGCGTGGATGTGTGTTGGGTTGAAGAAGCACAGACGGTCAGCCGCAATAGCTGGAACGTGCTGATTCCTACCATTCGTAAGGAGCAGTCCGAGATTTGGGTGACGTTTAACCCCGAGTTGGAGACAGACGAGACTTACCAGCGGTTTGTGGCTAACCCACCCGCCAACGCCATTGTCCAAAAGATCAATTGGTCGGATAACCCTTGGTTTCCTGATACGCTCAAAGACGAGATGCTGGCGCTAAAGTCACGCGACCCTGCGGCGCATAGAATCGTTTGGGAAGGCTTCTGCCGCATGACGGTGGACGGTGCTATCTTCGGCAAAGAAATGCAAATGGCCGAGTTGGACAGCCGAATCACTAACGTGCCATACGATGCTTCTAAGCCTGTTCACGCCGTATTCGACTTGGGTTGGGCAGATATGACCTCAGTCTGGTTTGTTCAGTTTATTGGCATGGAAACACGCCTGATTCGCTACATTGAGGTCAATCAAACCACAATGACGGACATTCTGGCGAAGATGCAGACCTACGGCTATCTCTACGATACCCTATGGTTGCCACACGATGCCCAAAATAAGACGCTGGCATCGTCAGGTCGCAGTATTGAGGACATTGTGAGGGCAGCAGGCTACAAGACTAAGGTTTTGGAGCGTGTGCCTGTGGTGGATTCGATCAACGCTGCAAGAACGATATTCAGGTCGTGTTATTTTGATAGAGATAATTGTGCCGAAGGGTTACAATGCCTCCGACACTATCGTTATGAAGTTGACTCCGAGACAGGCCAATTTAGCAGAACGCCTCTCCATGACCATTACAGTCACGGTGCAGACGCATTTAGATATATCGGGTTAATGGTGAATGAGCCTAGAGGCAGGCAGCGTCAAAAATCTGTGCCGCAGAACTATGGCGGCGCACACTCTTGGATGGGTAATTAAATGGCTGAATTCAATGAAAGCTCTTTGAGCGATTACGACCCTCGAATTGACGAGGCTATCCAGTTTTTGCGTTTGGCGAACGATGCCGACACAATGAATCGCCAAGAAGCATTGGAAGATTTGAAGTTTGTCAACGGCGACCAATGGCCTGTTGAACTGCAAAACAGCCGCAACCTTGAATCTCGCCCTGTGCTGACGATTAACAAACTTGATGGTTATTGCCGCCAAGTGGTCAACCAGATTCGCCAGCAGCGCCCACGCCCTAAAGTGCATGGCATGAACAGCCAAGCAGACGAAAAGACCGCGCAAGTCATCCAAGGCATCATCCGCCACATTGAAGCCAATTCCAATGCTGATAACGCCTATGACACAGCCACAGATTACGCTGTTCGCATGGGTTGGGGCTATATCCGTCTGCGTACAGATTACGTGAGTGACGACTCATTTGACCAAGAAATCTACATTGAGCCGATTGACAACCCATTCACCGTCTATTACGACATTAACTCAATCATGCCTGATGGGTCTGATGCAGAGCGTTGTTTGATTACAACAATGATGCGTAAGGCTGATTTCAGCAAGCTCTACCCTGATGCTGAAGTCACATCGTTCACACAGCGCGGCACTGGTGACAGCCAATCGGAATGGATTACCAAAGAGGATATTCGCCTCGCTGAGTATTACTACATGGTGCGTGAACGCGCCAAACTGTATATGCTCAGTGACGGTTCGGCTACCTTTGCGACTGACAAAGACTTTTTCAAACGCCTTGAAAACATGGGCATTGAGATCATTGACGAGCGTGAGTCGGTCAAGAAGTCGGTTAAGTACTGCAAACTGACAGCCAACGAGATTTTGGAAGAAGGCGAATGGGCGGGTAAATACCTACCCATTATTCCTGTTTACGGTCGCCATGTGATTGTGGGCGACAAGCGCAAAAAGTTCGGAATGGTGCGTCACGCCAAAGATGCCCAACGTATGTACAACTTCTGGCAAACCTCGCTGACTGAATCAGTCGCCCTTGCGCCCAAAGCCAAGTGGATTATGGCTGAAGGCCAAGATGAGGGGCATGAAAACGATTGGGCGCAGGCCAACATCAAGTCATTCCCGCTGTTGCGCTACAAACAGACGGACATTGACGGTCGCCAAGCGCCACCGCCTACCCGCTTGCAGCCAGAGCCACCGCCTGCTGGCATTTTGGAGGCCACAGGGCTAATTGACCAAGATATTAAGGTCTTGATGGGTGTGTTTGACCCTGCTCAACTGAAGCAAGGCAACATTTCAGGCAAGGCTTTGAACGGTCAGCAACAGCAAGTCGACCTCAACAACTTTGACTTTTACGACAATTTGTGTAAATCGCAGGCTCAAGTGGCTCGTGCCATTCTTGACCTTATCCCCAAAATCTACGATACCGAGCGTGTTATGCGGATTATTGGCGATGACGGTAAGCCTGAGTTGGTGACGGTTAACGAGCGTGATGCCGTGAACAACCTCATGAAAAACGACTTGACTGTGGGTCTTTACGATGTGGTGATGGACACAGGCCCAGGCTACAACAGCAAGCGCCAAGAGGCTTTGGAGACCATTACGCCCATCTTGTCGGCAGACCCACAGCTTATGTCTCAGATTGGCGATTTGTGGTTCAGGAACATGGACTTCCCTGGCGCAGACGTTATCGCAGACCGCTTGGCTACGCTCAACCCATTGTCTAAGATTGACGAAAAATCGGATGTGCCACCGCAAATCCAGATGGCTATGGCTCAGGCTCAGGCGCAAGTCCAACAAATGCAGCAGAAAATGCAGCAAATGGAAATTGCCATGAAACAACGTGCTGACATCGAGCAAGTCAAGCAAGACGCTGAGACTAAGCGCGAACTGATGCGCCAGACAGCCAAGGCACACAATACCGAGACAATGGCAGAGGTCAAGGTTAACGACCAGAATACCCGCGCCATTACTTCACAAAACAAAGTGGAAATTGAAGCGATCATGGAATTGCTGCTTCACCACATGGACACCAAGCGTCTTGAGAAGGAAATTCAAGTGCGTAATGCGGAACAATACGCTTATGCAAATCAGGCTAATCAAGACATTGCAAATCAATAAAATCAGTAGCATAATGGCTACTAAACCTTACCTGTGAGGTACACAGGGTTAAATCGTTGGGAAACGTATGTCCGAAAACCAAGCAGGTCAAGTATTGACTAGCGAAAATGCGGCTGAGTTCTATGCACAAAAACTGGGTTTAGCCCAAGCAAATTCCGAGCCTGTGGCTGTTGTTGAGGAAACTCCAACAGAGCCAGTGTTGGAAGAAGTTAGTGGGAGTGAGCCAGAGGAAGCGAAAGAGGAAGCCAAGCCAGAGGGTGAACGGAAACAGAATCCGAAACTCGAACGGAGGTTTTCAGAGATTACCAAGCAGCGTGAAGAAGCGCGTAAAGAAGCGCAACGTGAACGCGAACAAAGGCAAGCTCTGGAAGAACGTTTAGCGGCTCTTGAGAGACAAACACAGCCCCAAAAGGCTGCGCCTGTTGACGAAGAACCGCAACCTAGCCAGTTTCAGGATGCGTTTGAATATGCGAAGGCTCTTGCAGAGTATTCGACAGAAAAAGCGCTTCAGGAACGAGATAGGCGTGATGCTGAGGAAAAAGCTGCTGCCCAACGACAAAAAGTTTATGAGACTTGGGGTCAAAAAGTACAGCAAGCCAAAGCAGAACTGCCTGATTTTGACGATATGGTGGCATCAAGTGACGTAGTTGTAAGCGATTCGGTACGTGATGCAATTCTCGAGAGCGATGTAGGCCCAAAAATCCTGTATCACTTAGCCGAGAACTCAGACCTCGCCAAAAAGATTGCTGGTATGACGGAAAAAGCCGCCATGAAAGAGTTGGGGAAACTGGAGGCAAGGTTTGAAGCCAAGCCTGAAGAAGTAAAGCCTGTGGTTAAAAGTAAAGCGCCAGCGCCAATTCAACCGATTCGCACTGCGGCTGGAGTAG